GAACTTATGGCAGCAAATGAAGCATTAGGTGGTTCTTTTGGTTCTATGTTTTAAATATATTATAAAACGGTTTAAAAATATTCCTTTTATAATATTATAATGCAGATCTTTGTTAAGACTCTCACCGGCAAAACAATTACGCTTGAAGTTGAAGCGAGTGACACCATTGACAATGTCAAACAAAAGATACAAGACAAGGAAGGCATTCCGCCTGGAAGATTGGGCGAGTGGACGAGGCAATGCGTCTGCTAGTCGTCTTACGACGGCGACATGGCTGGTAGCGGGGATCCCCTAAAGATTTTACTACCACTTTACATTGGAAACTTTGTAAAGGACCACAGGTAACACCTGTTCTCTGGTAACAAGGTAAAATATGATAAATAATTATTATTTTGAAATGGGCAATCCGCAGATGACCTCCTAAGTGCGTTATGATTAGTATATGGAGGCGCTTCAACGATCGCTAAGTCATGGAGTGGAGAAGATTAATCATCTTCGATGAAATTTTAAGGGACGATCTAATCTTATGTGAAAGCATAAGCAATCGTTATATGGATCAACAACGATTAATTTTTGCAGGTGAAAGTAAAGCTTGCCTGTAAGAGTAAATGTCCCTTCGGGGGTAAAGCATTTGCTAGTGTTTATTTTTAATAAATGCGACACATCTTATAATGTTCGGGAACTCCCTTAGAGCTTAAACTACGACTTATATGTTGGAAACTCATATAATAGGCAGGGTAATGACCTCGCTCACCGTAATAACGTTTAAGATTGGGTAATCCGCGGGTAAAAAATCTAAGTCCGTTATGATTAGGATATGATTTTCCCTCAACGACCGCACGGGTGTGGGCGAATAATGACGGTCTAATCAACCTGAATTCGCATAAGATACAGTCTGTCTCTATGTGAAAGCATAGAGGTTTCGAGACGAAGCAACTCGAAGATGGCAGAACACTGTCAGATTATAATATTCAGAAAGAATCGACTTTACACCTTTTAGAAGTATGGGGTGAGTCGGTGAGGCAATGCACCGGCTAGTCGTATAATATATACGGCGACATGGCTTGTAGCGGGGATCCCCTAAAGATTTTACTACCACTTCACATTGGAAACTTTGTGAAGGACCACAGGTAATTCCTGTTCTCTGGTAACAAGGTAAAATATGATGAATAATATTTATTTTGAAATGGGCAATCCGCAGTGTGACTTCCTAAGTACGTTATGATTAGTATACGGGAGCCCTTCAACGACTGAACGGTCATGGGTGAATAATGATAGTTTAATCAACTTGAATTTGCTTTAGATACAGTCTACTCCCAATGGAAACATTGGGTATTAAAAGCGTGCTTCGCTTGCGTGGCGGCAATTAAAAAATAATTATATAATAAATTACATAAATGTTATTATTATATAATATAAAATGGATAAAGATGCCAGAATAAAAGAACTGGAAGAAGAAAATGAACAATTAAAATAACATTTAAAAAGATATACAGCACCTTCCTGTAAAAAAGTAAATTTACAGAAGTAAGGTCATTATACAAAGACATAATACGTCTATTTACTTGTTACAAACGAGAGTAATTCATTATACTGTGGTATTATTTCTTGTTTAGAAATGGATTTAGGTCCGACAGTATTATTTTTACAATCAAATTGAATAGTAGATAATTGAGAATAAAGTTCATCTGATATTTTTTCATCAAATTTGATGAAATAATGTGATTGTTCGGACTTGTTTAATACATCTTTTGAAATATGTCCTGCGTTAACTCCGACTCGACGGAAAGCGAAGTCGGATTGTTCATTTTTTTTAACAAATGAATAGTTAGAAGGTGTTAATTTTGGAGGTATAATTCTATTGAAATCCTTTTTTTCCCAAATTTGAAAAACACAAGGGACATTGTGTTCTTTATTATCCACAAGAAATGAATTATCGGGAATATCATATTCAACAATTAAATGGTAATTAATAGGGATCGATTTTTTCATGCTTTCCTTTTTAAAACTCTTAGGTAGAATAAATGAAATACTATCACAAAATTCACAAGATTTTTTAATAAATTGAATAGCGAGGGAAGATTGTCGTCCAAATGGTGGATTACCAATAACATGGATTTTGTTATAGTTGTTTTGCGTATTAGTTAGGTAATCAAATAATAAATAGTCTTGCTTGATGATTTCCGGATGTTCAGGTTCCAAATCGTAAAATATATAATTAGAAGTAATATTTTTTATTTCATTTATAAAAGAACCATTACCAGCACTGGGTTCAATAAATAAATCGTCATTATGAATGGACATAGATTGTTGTAAATAATGTATACACTGTTGAACAATCTGAGGTTTTGTGTAATATTTATCAATAGTATTTCTGGTTAAACCCTTCGTTTGTTTATTTGATATTGTATTTTCCATATATAACTAATAGTATTAAGAAATTATTTTTATATAACAATAAAAATTGATTAAATATAAAATGTATACTTAATTAGAAAACAAATAATGACCGAAACAACACTAGAACCCGATATGAATTACAACCAACCAAAAATACAAGAAAATATTGTTTATGAACTGTGTATAGAAACCACGAAACTATTGAACCAAACTCAAGATAAATTGGCAAAAATTAGTTGGACTAATGGTGAAGCAAATATTGATACGGAATATTCGGAATTAGCGTGTAGTTGCTGTAGAGATGGTTGGGAAATAATGAAACAAACAAATATGGAATATAGTAATATAGATATTCAATGTGAAATACCTGATATAAATATTTCGTTTATTTATCCAAACGGAGAAGTTGAAAAATATAAGATAGAACTAAAAAGTTCAAAAAGTGCAAGAATGCCCGGTTCAACAATAAAAAAGTTAAATATTAATCAACCATTGATATATTGTCTAAGACCAATAACTGATACAGAACCATATAAATTAAGATGTTCTCAATATCATACTGCTATGGGGGAAAGTAATACTGATTTATTCCAAGATAGAACTCCTAGACCATTTCTAAATTTTGAAAAGATGAATACAATAGATACAATGGGTAATATTTTACCATTTGAAAATAAAACAAAAGATTGTTGGATAGAACATTACGCAAATTGCGCTTTAAATCGCATAAATAATATAAATACACCTCACTATTCGTGGCAAGATGATATGGTTAAATTAATAAAACAAAAAATAATAAAACATTATATCAATAATACATCAGAACAACAATTTCATATAGACAAGATTTCAACTTTCACAACATAAATATTTACGTAAAATGATGTTTATATAATTCGTTAACTTTATCAGCAATTAAATAACTCAATAGAGGCGGAACAGCGTTACCAATATATTTATAGGATGTCATATTTTTTTTATTACTAAACACATAATCCGGAGGGAATGTTTGTATTAATCCTGCTTCTCTTACAGTTAATCTTCTTTCAATCATATTTTGTTCAGCTGGATTAATAGTGCTATTTTGATGTCTACGGAATTCAATATTTCCATGATGTTCTGCTCTCATAGTAGGAGCAAATGAATTCAACTTTATTTCTATTTGTCCTTGCCCTTTTTCTAGTTTTTTTGCTTTTGAATAGACCATTTGTGAAATATCATCTGTAGTATCAGGTTCTTTAAGATGTTCAAAGTATTTCCCTATATTGCATGTAGTATTATTTTTTGTTATAATATTCCATCCTTCGGTTATATCTTGTTTTCTTTCTTTCGATATCCCCATAATTATAACTCGTTTACGGGTTTGGGGAATTCCAAATTCAGGACAATATATCAATTGATAGTCCACATCGTAACCTACTTCTGAAAAATCTTTAATTATTTGTTTAATTGGTTCCGTTTTCATAGTTAACAACCCATAGACATTTTCAGCAATAAATATTTTGGGTTTTACTTTTTTGACTACTTCTACGAAACTTTTATAAAGTGTTCCTCTACTATTTTCTTTTGTTTCATCTACTATTTCTTTTAGGTCATGACCCTTGGCGCTATCAAATCCTTTTCTCTTTCCAGCGTGTGAGAAATCTTGACAAGGCCACCCTCCAATAACTATATCTCCTTTTGGAAATTCAAAATTGTCTGAAATTAAATTATAAATACTTGTCGTGTTATATTTTGTATTATCATTATTAAATCCAAGCACTTCTTTTGCACCTTTCAATATATCATTTTGAAATACACATTCGAAGTTGTTTTTTTTTAATACAACAAAATTATTTATACTATATGGTTTATCTATAAATTCTTCGTTTATAATGGAATCTTTGTGAACAATCACTTCACTATCAAATCCCATATCCATACCTCCTATACCTGTAAATAATGAAATTATTTTTATTTTGTCACTTTTACTGTGGTCATTGTCTTGGTCATTGTCTTTATCCATACTTTATATTATCAATATAACTAATAAAATTTTAAATCAATTTTATTTTATATAATTGAATAATATAATATGACTCATAAAATAAGACGTAGAAGTGATGGTATACATTTAAGTGAAGTTGCAGCATTAAATATAACAAATCAACTTGCATATAATATGGAAAATGAATTAGACGAAGAATCTAGTGTGACAGAAACAGATAAACCTACCGCAAAAAAAAATAAAACTAACCAAATCCGCAGTTATTTTGGTTGTTTATATAGAATTTAAGGTTTAAATACATAAACTATTTATATATAATATAGGTAATGAATGACGAAGAAGCCGAAAAATATATACAAGAATTAACGAAAGCATCAGAGAATGATGAGAATAGTTCAATATTGAAGATGACTACTGACAAAATAAATGAAATAAAGACAACTATGTTGGGAGAATTAAATTTCTCAGAAGAGAAGTTTAATAAAATATTTAAGCAATTGGAGGATTATATGTACGTAGACGAGATACCCGATTTAAGGTATGGAGCATATATTCGTTGGATTCCATTAAAAGATGTGAATAACTTAGATTTAAAAAGAGGTGCTGTAATTTGCGATTTAACAATAACCGAATCCGGTTCAAATATAAAGTGTAAAAGTATAAATAATCACTTTATATTTGATATAAAAATAGATAATTGTTTTATTTTTCGGAAACTGACATATCAGGAACAGATATTGCTTTCGGCGATGGACCATTTAAGTAAATCATAAAAATATGAATTATTATTAAAAATTGATATTTTTATATAAAAAGTTTTCATTTGTATCAATATTACAAGAGTATTCAAAATGAACAGTCCGTTAACACTAGATATTTTTTCAAAAAGGTTTCCTATAGAAATTATAAATCGTATGCAAATATATCTTAAAAATGATAATGTATACGATGCGATAAATAAGTATATGGTTCATTTATACGAAGAACAATATTTACACGACGAGTATATACACAGAACATTTATATTGCCAAATTGCTATTGTCATCGTCTTCCAGGGCAGATAGATTGTTGGGTATGCGACGAAGGATATGAAAATACATTGCCAAATTATTTATTATGTATTACCGAAAATACTCAATTTATAAAAATAAAAAAAAGAGAAGATTAAATTTTATGATTATTAAACATTATATTTTTCCATAAACATTTCCATGGTCATAATTGGAACATTATGTTTTCTTGCTTGTTCTGCTTTACCAGTTGTTTCTTCTATATCTTTTACTAATAAAACAAATGTTTTTGAATTTACGGAGCTAGACATTTTAGCTCCGTATTTTTTTTCCATTTTTTGAGAGAATTCTTCATCTCTGAAACCAGTCATAACTATATTTTTACCGAATAATTCGTGTTCTTCGTTATATGTGGGTTTTTCTTTTTCATTTACCTCTAATTTATATGTTAGTTCGGTTTCATGAATAAATTTCAAGAATTCATCAATATTTTCAACAAACGCTGTTGCTGTTTTTCTCGCCATACCTTTTACATTAGCAATTTTATCAATCTTTTCATTTTTCGAATCGGAAGAAACAAGTATGTCAGGATATGCGTCAATGATAATTTCTAATTTTTTCCCCGCCATACCGTGACCAAATAGGTTGGATGCGCTCATAATTTTAACAATAGGCGCTTCTTTGACTTTTTCTTGAATTCCAGAGTGAACCTTTTCTGCCAATTTTTTTCCAAATCCATCAATTTTTTCAAAGTCATCCTTGGTCATTTTTAATATAACGGGAATGGTTGTGTATCCAGCGTTCATAATTTTTTGAATGTTTCCGGTGCTAACACTTTTGACGCCTAATATAGTGAAAAATCCGGTTAAAACCTTATTGATAACTATTTGATTATCACTTTTATTTTCCAACATAATATCAATGTGGGTATCGTTCCATACATATTTTTCATCGGGCATTTTTACAATAGTTGCTGGTTCTACAACATCCATAATATAGGGTATAACATCGCCACTTCTGATGATTTTGACTACAGCGCCAACTCCTAATTTATTTTTTTGTATAAAATCAGCGTTAAATGCGGTAGCGTATTCTATTTTAACTCCTCCAATTCTAATAGGTTCCACTTGAATTCTAGGTTTGAGATAACCGTCTTTACTGGGAGCCCATAGAACATCCAATACTTTGGTTTCTACAATTTGTTCCAAAAGTATCATTTTGAATGCGAACGCATGGTCTGGATTACCATCTTTGCGTTTATATACACCATCATTTGCGCAAATAATTCCATCCATTTCATAGATATATGAATTTCTCCAGAGGACCAACATATCGGATAAATGTTTATTATCGACGTTTTCCACTGTTAAATTTTGAACAACTTCAACTTGTAACGTTTCAAGAAGTGACATTTGTTCGCTTGGTTTAAGTTCGGGTGCGATGACTTCATACGCTACAAAATCAATGTCTGCGCATTTTTCTTTGTCAACTGCTTTTGAGTTTACAATACCAGATACAAAATTGCGTGGGTTAGAAAATTTAGCACTATATTTGTCTTCAAATAATTGTTTTTTGATAATAAATTCTCCTCTAATAACAACATCGGATTGACTTGGAAGTTTTAAACACTTAATTAGATGACTTACATCTTGTCCTACTTTTCCGTCGCCACGAGTATACAATTTTGGTTCACCGTTCATAGTAGAATATAATCCACTTACGCCATCTAACTTGCATGAAATAACATAAGGTCCTTTATATTTGGTTTTCCATTTATCTATAGCACCTGTATCTGGTTTTATTTTATCCATGGACCCCATAAAATAAGGTAATGTCACTTTATCTTTTCTAACTGGTGCTCCAATTGCCTTAGCCATTTTACTCTTGGGAAATTTATGTTCAACGTATTCTTTCACGATGTCATATTCCGAATCGGTCATAATAGTTTGTTTTGTATTATAATAAACATCACTAGCGTATTCCATCATTTTGTTTAGTTTTTTATCGGTTAACTTATCTAGGTAACTAATACCCATTTTTTGAAAATGGATAATATCTTTATTATCGCCAACTTTATTTTTGATAGATAAATTTTTCTTTTCACTAGAAGATGAGGTGACCTTATTTTTAAGAGATTTGTTTACATTGTTAACACTTTTAAGACGTTTGATAATTTTGCTGGGTTCTTCTTTGTCTACTTTTTCTACTTCTTCGGTCGGTTCTTCTTTTTCTACTTTTTCTACTTCTTCGGTCGGTTCTTCTTTTTCTTCTTTTTCTACTTCTTCAGTCGGTTCTTCTTTTTCTTCGTTTTCTTCTTTTTCTTCTTTTTCTACTTCTTCGGTCGGTTCGTCAATTGGTTCGTTAATCTCTTCTTCCTTTTCTTCATTTTCCTTCTCTTTTTGTTCTATCAATGGTTGCGCCGCATTTGTGGTTTTTACGACAGAACGTCCATCTTTTCTTTGGATAGGTTCTTTGTATTCTAATCCCAAGTAATCAAAAATATCTTTTTCAGTTTTGAATTCATCTTCAACCTTGTCTCCCTTCTTCTTGTTAACCATTTTATGAAACCCGTGTTCGTTTAATGTTAGACCCTTTTTCAAAGCGTGACCCCTCATGACCGTATTAAACGCTTTACTTCCCGTAAAATAAAGAATAGCAAATGGATATTCCACTGGAGAAGAATATAATAAATCAACACGTCTAGGTTTTTTATCTGGCAATCTCATAATAGTCATGGATTTTGTTTTTCCATTAGACAATGTTTCGGAAATAAGTTCTTCTTTATGTAAAGCGTCAATAAACATTTTAAATACTTTATCATCGTCGTCGGAATGAGTAATAATAACATCAATATCTCCAGAATTGGCAACGCCACGTCTATAACTACCTACAATTTCAAAAGATATATTGTTATCATTTAATGATTGAATAACTTCGTTAAATTTTGTTTCATACTCTGTTATTTCATTTCTAGGTATTCTTTGTAATAAATCTTCATAATATTGTAATCCTATTTTTTGAGTATCATTTAATTCTTCCTTATTTTCTTTTAACTGTTCGATCGTTTTAATATTTTTTGCGATTAATTGTTGCGCCTTTTTTGGTCCAACCCCGTGAATATTTGTGAATAATTGTAGAGGGTCATTGCGTTCTTTTTCCAATAGTCGCAAGGTTCCTGTTTCTTGATATTCTTTTAATTTGGAAAGAATAATATCACCTATTTTTGGTTTTCCTTTTAATTGACTATAATCAGTAATATCTTCTTCTACGTTTAAAATAGTTTCTTCGGCATGTGCGTAAGCTCTTGCTCTAAATGGTTCTCCTTTTTTGTTCATTATTGTATTTAATTCACTCATAACGCTTGCGAAATCTTCATTTAATCTTTTGGACATATATTTATCTTTAATATTATCTTTATTATTATTTTCTTGAATATTTGCTGGAATATCATCATTAGTATTTTGTTCAATAGTATTGCTAGATTTTCGTTGTTTCAACTTTAAAGTGGTATTACGTTTTTTAATATCAACCGAATTACTACCTCCTTTCTTTCTCAATGTTTTTTTACTCATGATATATATTTTAATAATATTATTTAATAGTAAAATATATATATAAACCATTTTTAATATATATATATAGAATGTCAATCTGCGAATATGTTTGGATCGGAGGGGGTAACGAGTTACGAAGTAAAATAAGAGTAATCTATAAAAATAATATATTATCATTAGGTGAGAATATAACAATTGATATGTTTCCAGAATGGAATTACGACGGAAGTTCAACTGGTCAAGCGTCTGGTGAAGATTCGGAAGTAATTATTAAACCTTGCGCTTTTTTCAGAAACCCAAATATATCGTGTAATTCTTACTTAGTGATGTGCGATACATATAACCCTAATGGAGAACCTTTGTCTAATAATCATCGTGTATGGGCAAATGAAGTGTTCAACCAAAAGTTGGATGAAGAACCATGGTATGGATTAGAACAAGAGTATTTTTTAATATCTAATGAAGATAATCCAATTAATTGGCCTTATGGTAAAGAACCACAAGGACAGTATTATTGCAGTGTAGGAGCAAAAAATGCTTTTGGAAGACATATTGCAGAAGAACATTTACAAGTTTGCATAAGAGCAGGAATAAATATATCAGGTATAAATGCCGAAGTAGCGCCAGGGCAATGGGAATTCCAAATAGGACCTTGTACAGGTATTGAAGTAGGAGACCATTTATGGATGGCGAGATATTTATTACAACGAGTAGCTGAAAAATATAATATGAATGTAAATTTTGAACCCAAACCATTTAAGGGTGATGTAAATGGTTCAGGTTGTCATGCAAATTATAGTACAAAACAAATGCGTGAAGAAAATGGGGTTATAATTATAAATGAAGCAATTATAAAGTTGTCAGTAAAACATAAAGAACATATGAATGTATATGGCGCAGGTAATGAACAAAGAATGACAGGTTTACACGAGACAGCGTCATATGATAAATTCTCATTTGGGATAGCGCACCGAGGAAATTCAATTAGAATAGGAAATAAGACTTACGATGACAAACAAGGATATTTTGAAGATAGACGTCCAAGTTCTAATTGTGATCCTTATTTGGTAACAGGAATGTTATTTCAAACAACTTGTTTAGACTAAATATAATAGTAATAAAAACACAATAAAATAAAATATTAACAAAAAATAGTTAATATTTTAATTTTGTTCAAAAATAATATTATATATATATTATATAAATATATGGTTAATATTATGAATGATATTGGATGGGTTGTTATATATGTATTTGCGTTTGGTATTAGTGATTTAATTGTAAAAAAATACATAAAAACAGATACTATTTATGTATTATATTACTTATTTCTAGGATTAATTGGTTATTATTTGGTATTTTCGAATTCTCAAAAATGTAAGAGTACTAAGGATATAAAGAATAATGATAAAGTGAATAAGTCGTTCATAACTACTCATAATTAGTAATAATTAACATCATATAACTAATTTATTTTGTAATAACAGTAGCATTAATAATGTCATGTTTCATAGACATTTTAAAATTCATTTTTAATTTCTTACAATTATCAGAACAAACGATAACTCTAGTATGAAGTAAATTACCCCGTGTCATTTGTTTACATACATTAACAATATAATTGTTCTTTTCTTCGTTTGTCAACATCTTACTTAGTATAATGGTTAAATTATTATACTTATCTATTTTTTCTTGTTTTTTTATTCAATTTTAGTTTTTTATAAGTTTTTCTTATAATATTTCCACTTTTACCAGGTAACAAAACATTTTTATTTTTACATTTGAATTTATAAATATTCAGATTTTTTCTAGAAATAACAGATTTTCTACATATTCCAATATTTCTTCTTTCATTTTCTTGTTTGCGTTGTTTACCCACATGTTTAATACATCTACATAATTTAGTTGCTATAATTTGTTCTGCTAACGCTTTTGTATTTTCTAATCTATATGGTTTTTCTATATCATAGTATGTTAATATATTCTCATAATCCGAATTAGTTAATTCGTACCCTTGCATTACCTAATAATATATATACAATATTTTATTATATATATATATTTTAATGTTAAAATACGAAAATAATGAAAAGGTGATAATATTTGATATGGATGAAACATTGGGTTATTTTTACGAATTTAGTATTATGATAGATGCTATAGAAAGATATTACAATAAAAAATTAACATATTATCAAAAGTCTCATGTATTAGATTTATATCCCGAATATTTTCGTCCAAGTATATTTACCATTTTAAAATACTTATCAAAGTTAAAAAAAGATAAAATAATAAGCAAGTTATTTATTTATACCAATAATCAAGGAGGGAAACAATGGACAAATTTTATAAAAAAATACATTGAAGAAAAAATAGACTATCCTATATTCGATCAACTAATTCAGGCATTTAAGATAAATGGTGTTCAAGTTGAACAATATAGAACAACGCATCAAAAAAGTCATAAAGATTTTATTAAATGCACTAAAGTTTCAGATAAAACTAAAATATGTTTTATAGATGATCAAGAACATCCAAAGATGGAGCACGATAACGTCTATATAATAAACATAAACCCTTATAAATATTGTTTAAATAAGAAGATTATGATTAATCGTTTTATTAGATATACGTTATTAGATACCACGTTTGATAAAATAATAAAAAAAAACATGGAACTATTTAAAAATCATGTAAATAAGTTATTTACAAATGTGTATAGATATGAATATATCGAAAAAAAAGAAAAAGAATATATTGTAGACAAAGTTGTAAGTAAAAGATTAGTATTTTTACTAGATGAATTTATACTAGATGAATTTATACAAGAATTTTAAATAATCAAGGGCGTAAATAATTTATTTATTGTGTATAAATTAATTAATAAAGTTGCGAATATAAGTAACAATACGTTCAGAATTAATAGCAACTTCATTAATGGTTGTGGTAGATATTAAAAATAACGCACTAGAAAAGACGATTTTTTTATCAAACTCAGTAAATGGTCTATTAATTAAGGGGTTAAATCTTATTAATAATACAAGTGACACATATATCTTTAAAACGAAATTTAATGTTTCTAAATAAGATGGTGAATTATTAACAATTCCAATAAATATCAACGCATATAAAATATAGGATAAAATTAATAAGTATATAAATATACTTTGATAATTTTTTAGCATATATATATGTATATTTTTAATATAAAAATAATGTGAAATATATTAATATATCCATATATTAATATGCCTAAGATAACTTGTAATGATCCCAGAACCCAAGAATTAAACAAACGTATATTTGGTAGAAATTTAGCAACCGGTCCGGTAGATGTTGCTTATGGTATCCCATCCATTTCTACAAAGTATACAACGCTTCATGTATATGATGCTCCGAAGAATGTCGAAACTCAATTAACAGATGCGCCTGTATATAATACTTCGCAAAATTTCCTTCCAGGTGATAGAAAACCTCACTGGGCTGGATTTTCCACAAATGTAGATACCGAATCCAACTTAAGAAATCAGTTTTTTTCATTGCAGAAATGCGACCAACGTGAATATGTTCCATCGTCAAATAGTGATTTATTCAAGTTGAATGTGGAAACGAAACATGATGATAAAATGGAACATTCTTTACTATTTAAAAGTGACAATTTCGACAATTTTAATCCAAATACAAATAATTTAGGTAATGATTTATTTAATAATCACACACGAGTTCAAAGAAACGAAGATTAACAATAAAAAGGGTTAATAAATATAATAATTAATTATAATATTTAATTATTATATATGTTGTATAATCAAATTATCAAAGAGGGTATTGTAGGATTTTGTACTTTTGCTGCAATATCTTATCTTGCCCAAAAATACACGAATTTTTCTAATTTTTATAAAATCAGCGCCTTTTTATGGGCAGTTCCATTAACATATTATTTTATTATTTATATCATTAATAAGGAAAATAAACTAGACCATATTGTTCATTTTAACAAACATGCGTTATTAGGAATTATTTGTACGTTGTTATTAATGAGTTTAGTAGAAATAATGATGGGATATAACATTAATACAAAAACGATATTGAATACAGTATTGGGTATAACATTGGTTATTTTGTTTGTGTATTTTTATTTCAAAATATATAATTTATTATAAAAAAATATCTAATCATTATTCATGGGTAAAACATATAAAAATAAAGAAAGAAAAAGAGGTAACAATAATAAAAAAACAAAAAAGAATAAAAGAACAAAGCATAATAAAGAAACAAACAAAACTAAAAAGTTAAAAAATGTAATGTGTTCTCCTGATATAAAAGATAATAATTTTTCTTGTTATTCAAATGAAAATTTATTTATATTAAAAAAATACTGGAATGAGAATAACAGCGATAAAATTAGAACAAATGAACCAAAAGAAATATGGAAAGAGTTAAAAATAAAACATAATAATGATTGTAATAAAGAATCATGTTGGTTACAAAAAAGTCCTATTCCAACCAATGATAAAAAATTAATTTTAAATACAAGTTTTGCTCCTGTTGCTCCTGACGAATGGAAACAAGATCCGAATGCTTGGTTGAGCACTTTAGATTTACTGAGAGTATTAAAACAATACGAAAGAAGTCATCCTCATTTTAAATTTTTAGGTCCATCGCCAATAGATTATGATTATAAAACCAGTTATAATCAATGCGTTTGGAATGATTTGTGTAAATTCAAATTAAGTAGTTATAAAAAAAAAAACATTCATAAAATAGGAGTTATATTTAATACTGATCCGCATACAAGTAATGGCGCCCATTGGATATCAGTATTTATTGATACAAAGAAAAATGTCATATATTTTTTTGATAGTGTTGGAAGAAAAGCGCCAGTCCAAGTAAAAAAATTTATAGACGATGTAATTGAAGATAGCAAGGCATTGGGAAAAGAAATGATTTATGATGAATTATATAATCATAAAATGGAACATCAATTTGAAGATACCGAATGCGGAATGTATAGCTTATATTTTATAATAAATATGTTAACAAAAAAGAAACGTTGGGAAAACTTTTATACAAATAAAATAACGGATAACGCAGTATCAAAATTCAGAAATATTTATTTTAACAAGGACTTATAATTTTTTAAATAATTAATAATAATATTATTTAAAAAAAATTTACATTTTATATTATATGGAAGAATTTAAGGTAATTAAAAATAAGGAGTTACTATGGAAATTATTGTGTGATAATAAAAACTTTATAGGTATGGTTAAAAAGGATATGAAAGGTTCACAGCGTCTTTTTGAAGAAAAAATAGTAGAAACATTACAAAGTTCACAACAATCCAATGTAAATTTACTCACATTAAATAAAGAATTTTTGAAAACAATGAATTCTTATTGCAACAATATGACAATAAATAAAACATCGGTGGTTAAAATTAGCGCAAATAATGAACTAATTACAAAGGAAGATATTCAAAAAAGCGAGTTAAATTCGTTTGACACAAGATTAAATAAAAGACAACAAGAATTTGAACAATATAGTACAAATAAACCAGAAGAAATAAGTTTTATAGACGATAACGAAGATACACCATTAAAAGATATAGACAATATATTAAAATCAAAGATTGCTGAAAGAAACTACGAGGTTCAAAATATAGATTTTAATAATTCAAAAGAAGATACAGAAAAATGGTTAGGTGTTAATCCGAATGATACAACAATTGTCTCGGATATAAATGATGATAATACAAATACGGATAGTACAAATATTCAAAATATTCAAAATATTCATAATAATACTGAGAATATAGAAATGAATATTGAAGAAACCCCTACGGATAGTATGAATATATTTACAAAATTAAAAACAGATATTCCAATGAATGAAAAATCAAATAATAAAGACATTGAGAATAAATTAGATTTAATAATTGAAAATCAAAATATGATTATTGAATTATTAAAAAATAAAAAATAATATTATATCATAAATGAAAACTGAAAAAGACTTGTTCATGTATTTTCAAACATCATTAAGAAATGTAGGATTATACACTTCTATTAGTTTTGCTTCACTTGGTTATTCCAGATATTATAGAGATAAAAATAGTATTTACAATCTGTATTTAATATTATTAAGTTTAGTATTTTTGTTAGTTTCACTATTTATATGTCATAATTTATTAAAAGACATTAAACACTTTCAAAAAGATGTAAAATCTGAACAAATAAAGAAATGGTTAATGCTTCCCGAGTATATATTATATTTTAATATAGGTGTATTTTTATTGGGAATGTATACATTTTATAGAGAAATAAAAAGGTAATTATTCGAATATGTAAACGCTGACTGTTATAAATTTAAATATAATTATATTGTATAAAATGGAAAGAGGATTGATTATGTTATTACATTCAATGATAATTGGCGTTGTTATTTATATTTTTATGATTTATTTAGGAAAGAACCAAATGATTGCTGAAAACAGAAGTATATTGTTATCTGCAGCAATATTAACATATATGATATTGTTTGGACATGACTTGCCAATTTCAATAAATAAAAACTTATAATCATTAACAATCAAATCAGTATTTTACACGTCTAATGGTGTAATAATATAATATATTATAAATTTCAACTTAAACATATACAATATAATATATTATAATGAACCTTAATATGCTTACAATTATTATTTCCCTATTTTCTTTTTTTACAGCATCCAGTGCTCTTGGCGAGCATTGGGATTTGTGGCAGGATTTCACATTTACTCACGGAAAGAGATATGAATCTCTAAATGAGTATCATAATCGTTTTGCCGTTTTTAAGGATAATATGGAGTATGTTTTGGAACAAAATAGAAATCAAAGTAATTATACCCTTGGAGTTACCCAATTTATGGATTTAACTCATGATGAATTTAAGGGACGATTTACAAACTTGCTTGGTGGTCCATTTGGTTCCAAGTGTGCTTCATTTAAGTCTATTGATGGAAATATTCCGGCATCATTTGATTGGCGTGACCATAAGGCAGTAACCGATGTAAAGGATCAAGGACAATGTGGTTCGTGTTGGTCTTTTAGCGCTACTGGTGCGGTTGAAGGTGCTTGGTCTATTGACACTGGTTCTTTGGTGAGTTTGTCTGAGCAACAATTGGTTGATTGTTCTCTAGGAAGTCCATATGGAAACCATGGTTGTAATGGCGGACTAATGGATGGAGCTTTCAAGTATGTAATGGATAACGGAATTTGTTCTGAAGATAGTTATCCATACACTTCGGGAACAACAAAGAAGAACGGTAATTGTGATACTTCTTGTGAACCAATTGTCACAATGAGTTCTTGTGTAGACGTAACCCCGAATAACCAGCAACATTTTAAGGAAGCCGTTTCTCAAGGACCTGTTTCAGTTGCCATTCAAGCGGATACTAAGACATTTCAAATGTATAAGAGCGGTGTAATTACAAGTAGTGATTGTGGAACACAATTGGACCATGGTGTTCTTACGGTTGGATTTGGAACCGAAAATGATGTAGATTATTGGTTGGTTAAGAATAGTTGGAGTTCAACGTGGGGGGATGAAGGATATGTAAAGATTGAGCGCAGTGACTCAACCAACGATAAGGGGATTTGTGGAATTGCGATGCAACCATCTTACCCAGTCGTATAATTTTATAATAAATAAAACAAAAAATAATTTATAATAAATAATTTATAATAATAAAAATAATTTGTTATTATATACGAGTAATTCAAATACTAAAAAGAGAATAAGGTGTAATAAATGAATGCGTAAATATATAGAACCATATTTCTTTTTATATTGTTCAATGTTCTTTTACGAGGGTCAATATAATTTTATTTTTACGTGTTGTATTTTGATATGATTTTAATTTTAAAATACTACTTTTCATATATATTGTATTTTATATATTACAAATTTGTAAAATATAAAATTGATTATAATGTTATTTCAACTTAACAAATATAAGATAAATCATGGAAAAAAAGCAAATAATATATAATGAGGATTGTATTGAAGGTATGAAGAAGTTAGAAAATGAATCTGCTGATATTATAATATGTGATCCGCCATATAATATTGGAAAAGATTTTGGAAATAATAGCGACAAGCAAAAAATGGATGATTATTTAATTTGGTGCGATGAATGGATAAGCGAATGTATGCGTATTTTAAAACCAAAAGGAACACTATATATATATGGTTTTAGTGAAATACTAGCGTTTATTCGTGTTAGAATAAATATAAATGTTAGATGGATTATTTGGCACTATACAAACAAGGTGACCCCATCTTTACATTTTTGGCAAAGAACTCACGAAAGTATACTGTGTTGTTATAAAGAAAAACCTATATTTAACAGAGACGATGTTAGAGAACCATACACCGAAACATATTTAAAGAATGCTGCAGGTAAGGTAAGAAAGGCAACAAAGGGTCGTTTTAGTAATGGAGAAAAAGAAACTACGTATACAGCTCATGAAAATGGCGCATTGCCTCGTGATGTTATAAAAATAGCAGCACTTGCCGGAGGTGCTGGAAAGAAAGAACGGGTTGACCATCCAACCCAAAAACCGTTGGAATTATGTGAAAAATTGATAAAGGCAAGTTTAAATAAAGAGAATGATACAACATTAGTCGTTCCGTTCGCTGGTTCGGGAAGTGAATGTGTTGCTGCCAAAAAGTTGGACATAAATTATATAGGGTATGAAATAAATGAAGAATATATTAATTTATGTAACGAAAGGTTAAGTTCCAAATAAATAATATATATTATGTATTAAAATAATATATATTAAAGTTTTTTATTTATACAGTTGTATCTATTATCCATTCTTCCCCAACTTGAACACGCTTACCTACATATACCAATTCATTTTTAGGATTTTGTTTTGATTTTATATAACTATCTAGTGTATATAATTCATTTGTAGGTTTATTATTTTTAAACTTCATCGCATATTCTTTACCATCAACCAATACCTTTTTAAATTCCATTTTTTCTTCTTTCAAGTTCAACGCAATCGCTTTATCGTCTTTTTCTTCTTTGTCAATATCAGGAGCATATCCATAACTAGTTGGACTGACTTTCGCACCAAATGAGTAACACTCCACACTACCCTTAGTATTGGAATATAATGAACAATCCATTGCTGCTTCTCTAATGGAGGTCAGTAACTTATTATTTATACTTTCCTTCTTTCTACTAATTTCAAACAACGCTTCATCGGTAGAAATGGGGCGTAAACTATTCGTATATTTGCTTTTATCATGTTTTTTTAGAGTAATAGAAGCGTTCTTTATTTGTTCATCACTAAATGTCATTAAATACATAAACACTTTCACATTTTGTAAGTGTTCGGGCAAATCTTCATGACTACAAATTCTTCTAGCGCGACCAATAACTTGCTTTTCACGCACAGGATGCCAATAAGGTTCAGTAATATGAACAAATCGTGTATTTTTCAAGTTAATACCTTCGGCACCAGAGGCAGTAATCATAAACACTTTTATAATTTCTCCCATAAAGTTATTATCATTCAACTTTTTCAATGATTGTCTCATAGAACCAGGCAAGTAATCCCATTCACTATTATAAATTTTTCTTATAATTTCTTTTTCCTCAGCATTTTCTGTTCCGGTATACAGTGCATACATTTTACCTTTTTGATAATTATCTTCATTCACGTCAATGACATAATCATTATTTTCATCTTTCTTTAATTTAAATATAGTATATCCATTTGCTTCTAATATTAATGATAAAATACCAATACCTTCTAATGTTCTAAATTGACTGTATATTAAATGAGACCCTTCATTTCGCTCATTTTCTATATTATATAAGATACGTAAAAATTTGGGACTTAATTTTTGTAAACCATCTGGTCCTGGATTTAAATAGGTAATTCCGTTGTCTTTTAAACTTCGCAGAGAATCTTTTATTCTAACAGCGTAAGTTTTCATTTCAACCTCATTTTCATTAGATGCTTCATCTACATCATCTAGCGATAATCTACCATCAACATTTACCGAACGCTGTTCGTTGGTTAACGCATCAATATCATCTTCGTCTCCTATATTATTAATTGTTTCTTCTAACCCTTTTTCTTTAGGGAATGGTCTAGGAATACTTTCAGGGAAGACAAAGTTACAATATGCTCGAGAGAATATTCTATAAGAAGATGTTGCTTCGGTAAATAATTCGTCTTTCTTTTTTCTGCCTGGTTTAGTCTTATCTCTTTTTCTTTCTTCATTACGAACTTCTTCGTATTTGGCAAATTGATGATTGCTCATTTCTATTTTTTCAATATGATAATCATTTTCTTCATTGTAAGCAGGCATCAAATTTTCCTTATCTCCCAAATAAGATGTTAAACCAAGTATACGTTTTTTTAATAAATCGGTATTTTTAACGTCACCTTGTTCAGATTGAATAAACATTTTGATAAAATCTTCTAATTTATCGGGCAATGCCTTATGGTTCTTGACTGTTTTTCTAACAACTTTATAATTATTATTTTGTAAAGTTTTAATAATTTTTGATAAAAATAGTTTTTCATCGTCTGTATTATTTTGCATTTGAATTCCCTTGTATTTATTAGTTTCAACATTGTTAACAGACCCAAAAGGATTTCTAGTTACAGTAAGAACATTATTTTCAAAATTAACATAATCCGTTGTATTTATTCTACTTACTAATGACAATATATTTCTTTCATTTAAATTGGCGTTCGTACCAGTAGACTCAATCGTAAAATAATATGTTTTGATATAACCACGTAAGATATTAAATAATATTCCAATTTCATTTGGATAATTAATAATAGGGGTTCCGGTTAACAAGACAATTCTACAATTTTCAGCCTCCATTAGATATTTATAAAGCATAGTTGATAAAAACGATGGTTTTGTCATATCTTTTTCACGTGATATTTTGTTAACAATTCTACTAATTAAATTATGAGCTTCGTCAATAATAATTACTTTATCTGAAAAAGGGTTAATTGTATCATTTTTGGTAATTTTTTTTAAACTGTCTTTTCGTAAACCATTGTAATTGATAAAAAAGAATTTGGAATGTATCATTTCATCTAATTGTTCTTCTAATATATCCTTAGCATCACTGCTTAATTCATCATAGTTAGGTTCTTTTTTTACATTTACCAAGTAAGAACCTTTGTGCTTACGAATAAATCTCTTAGGTAAATGCATAACAGAAGATAACATTTCTTCATATTCGTCACCATTTTCACTCTTTACAAATTCCCAATGTTGATTTTTTCGATAAATAGGATTACCACATTTTTTTAATTCTTCAAAATAATTGGATCTTAATGAAGCAGGCGTCATAACGATTACTTTTTTAGAGGAAGTAATTGCTTCACTCATAGCAATAGAAGAACTGTATAATATTCCCTCAGCAATGGAAATAGAAGAACAAGTTTTACCAGAACCTAAACCATGATATAATAATAAACCTCTATAAGGCGTATACAAGTTAATATAATCCCTCACTATTTTTTGATGTGTTAACATTTCAAAACTTTTATTTTTCTTGCTTTTACATGTTTCGGTTGTATCTAGTTTTTTAATTTCTTCAGAGTATGGTTGAAAAACAGTATTAATGAATTTTACAAACAGTTTACGATTGTTCATAAAATAATTGTCCTTTTGAATAATAATAGGATTTCCTTGATTGGGTAAACGGTCTGATATGGTGAAATCACTGACTTCCATAGATAAATATTTATTTTGCGATGTTTTACTTGTATCAACTAAATCTTTTACATTTTCAGTTTCATTGTCTTCATCATTATCTCCGTCTCCGGTTTCTAATTTATCTGCGTTTACTTTCTTATTTTCATCTGTCTCTTTTTCTTCGGGAGCATCTTCTTTATTTTTCTTTAATTTTAATTTTCTCTTTGTTCCCTTTGTTCCTTTAGATTTATCAACTATAATTGGAGCGTCTACGTTTTCTTTGTCAGGTTCTTTCACATCTAATTGTTGACCAATTGTTTTCATAAAAGTCCCAATGTCGTATCTATTTTCAGTCATATCTTTTATAATTAATTTATCACTAGTTAGTTCATCTTCGTCTAGTCTTGGTATAGCAACTTCAACAGGTATATACTTTTTCAGAATTGGTTTACCTTGCATTTTTAATAACAATTCTTCCATAATATATTATTGGACTATTATAAATAGATAATTTTATTTAAATTATTAAATAAAATTATGTAAAATGGAAATTGTATGGATAAATAACCAATTATTAACCAATCATTTGAATCGTTTTTTCACACGCTTCCTGTTCTGCCTTTTTCTTTATTTTATGAGTAGAACTTGCTAAAAATACGAATATTTTTCCATCCTTTTCTATAATTTCTTTCATCTTATCAAAACTTTTTAATTTCTTAAATTGGATTGCATTGCGTAGTTCTACTTCGTGTATTTCTTGCCCAATACAAATATATACACCCATATTATAACCGGTTTCAGTGCAATGGTCTGTTAATTCTAAATAGTGAGGAGTTACCTTAAATTCTTTTTGTATCTTTACTTGAAGAATATTCTTATAATTATCATCATTTCTTATAAGTTCATCCCAATTTACATGCTTTTCAAATATATTTTCAATAAATTTCTGGGCTACTTGAAACCCCGGTCCAGTAACAAATACGTTCTTAAACCATCCATCTTCATCTTCTATATTCATTTTATTAAAATCTAGAAACAAAGCACCTATGAATGCTTCAAAAAGACATCCCAACTTTTTTAGATTTGTACGTATACCTTTTTCTTCAGCGTGCTTAGAAATAACAACCCACTTATGTAGTCTCATTTCATATGACAATCTTCCAATTGCTTCATTTTTTACCAATGCAATCTTTTTCTCCGTCATAAAACCTTCATTTTCTTTTGGAAATCTTCTATATAAATAATATTTAGCAACACATTCCAATACACCATCGCCAAGAAACTCTAATCTTTCATTTGATTTACTACTTAATGGCAAACAATCAGCCGGTTGGTCTAATATGATTATATTTTGTTCATTATTCTCAAGTTCTGGTCTTTTTGTATAAGAACGATGAATAAACGCTCTTCTATATAATTCAAAATTATTAATTTTAGAAGGAACGCCATATCTCTGCAATATGGATAAAACATCAGTGGATTTAATCTCAATATTTAATGAATTATAGGGATTAAATATTAACTGTTCGTTTTCAGTTTTAATTATATCGTCGTCTTTAATTAAACTAGACATGCTAGACATACTATATACTTTATAATAGACTTATTTGTTTATATTGTTTTAATATGTTTAACAGGTTTAACAAAAAAAATATTTAGTATATATATAATGGTTCTCTTAGGTGCTTCAAAAAATGCAAGGGGCGCAGCCAGACTTGTCAATAATGTTGCTGACAATTGTGGTGGCGTCAAAAAACAAGGTTTACATAGCAAGAGCAGTTATCCTCGTGTCGCACAAGGTAACTGTCGTGCATGCCAACCTCAGAGTAGTAAAGGTAAATGCTTGGTTTTTACAACAAATGGTTCTAAGCGCAGACATGGCATTGCCATGATGTAAATTTGTTACTTAATCTTTTAATTTAAAATAAAAATATTCCAATTATTAGTATTAAATACTTACTATTAAAATAATTTAATAAGATTATTCTTATTAAGTTATATGATTATTAAAGTTGATTATAGAGAAAAAACATTCATTCAAAAATATGAAGAACTATTTAGTAATATAAACAATAATATTTCTGTCCAAACATCTAATTTAGATTTAGGAGATATACATATATGCGACGACGATGATAATATTATTCTCATTTTTGAAAGAAAAACTGTAAATGATTTAATGAGCAGTATTAAAGATGGAAGATACAAAGAGCAATCATATAGATTGAATGCTTTAGATACACACAATCATTCTATTATTTATATAATTGAAGGAACAATGTATAATGGAAACAGTCATAATAATGTTCCAACCATGTATTCTGCTTTGTGCTCTATACAGTTATATAAAGGATTTTCCATATATAAAACCAATAATATTAAAGAAACGGTTGAATACATTTATTTTTACGCATGTAAACTCAATAAAGAAGGTAATAAACCCCTTTTTTACAGTGGTGAAATATGCAATAATGTAAATTATGTCGATGTTGTTCATCAAGAAAAAAAAAATAATATTACTCCAGATAATATTGGCGCTATTATGTTATGCAATATTCCTTATATTAGTTCAGTTACGGCAAAAACAATTATGAATAAATATAACTCTATCTATTCTTTAATTTCTTCATTGATTGCCGACCCAGAATGTTTAGATAATATTACTACCGAAACAAACAATAAACAAAGAAAAATAAGTAAAAAGGCAATTGAAAATATTAAAAAGTTTTTAATTACATAATAAATTATACATAATATATAAGTATAATATGTTTGAAAATATTACCCAATCATTGAATCAAAATATTTTGTCAACAGTCTCATGGAATGATATTTATATATATATTGTATTCTTAACATTACTGTGTATATTTTTTTATTTAATTAACCAATTCTTTCACTATCAAATAAAAGCTGCGAAGAATTACTCTGTTGATTTTTATAATAATAATTTATCCAACTTTTTTAGCATTGAAGGATTTGAAAACATTCCTCCATCAAAGATAGATGATAAACTTGTTAAAAAATTTGAACAACAAAACAAAGAATTAAAAGATGCTTTACGCATTGATAAATATAGAGATACATACGAAAATTGTATATTTGCTATGGAAGAAAATGTGAATCTTAAAATATTAGAAAAATTATTATCCACTGAAAAAAGTATCAAGAAAGATACAATATCTTCTGTAAATGAACTACACAATTTTAAAAAGACTTTAGCAGAAACATTAAAATTTATGGATGATAATAATACCGAATAATTTATTTTTCTTTACGTAAAATATATGAGTGAAATCACTGAAAATATTGGAAAATGTCCTCAATTAGTTATTTATTTAACTTTATCATTAATGAGTATTATTGCATCATTAGTTGCAACAAATAACATGTATAATGATAAGGATGTTAAATCTAAAGGTGTAAACCTTTTTAATCATTTTGTTATGACTCTTTTAATGAGTGCTTTATTTTACTATTTATGCGCTTATGATTACGGAAACGCTGCTTGGATATTATTATTATTCCCAGTCATTATATTCTTCGCAATAATAATTCTCGTATTCGGAATATTCTCAACTACTACCGGTATTAAAAAGGATATGAAAGAAACGGAAGAAACGGAAGAAGAAAGAAACCGTGTTCAAAATGAAGAATTCAAAAGTTACCAACCAAAAACTACATACAGTAAGTTTTAATTTATTACAACTTATTAAAAAATTATTTAAATAAATTCATTATTATAGTATAATAACAATAATGAATAATTTACTAGAACCGATTTTCCAATTTTTAGAAATGTTATTGAATATTATAACAATAGGGGTTCATAATATGGACGATTTATACAGTTATGACACAGATTGTTCAGATGATAGTAGTGACCAAAATGAAACTAGTATAAATGAAATTAATAATAAAAGATTAAAGCAATATAACAATGTTCATACAGAAGCGAGACGGTTGTTTGAACAAAAAAACCAAGATTATGGTGATTCATTTGCTTATTATGGAACTGCTGGAGTTTTAATGCGTATGGCAGATAAATTAAATAGATATCAAAGCATTACTCGTAATGGAGTAACTATTGTGGATGATGAACAATTAAGAGATACATTGATTGATTTACACAATTATAGCGCAATGGCAGTTATGTTATTGGATGAATAAATTACTTATACTCGGTCATTATGGTCTACATCCCTCCAGACAGTATCACCTACTATATTTTCGTCTTGAATATAGATAACATCTGAAGAAACTGGTGCAAATGGCGCTGATGGGGATGGCGTTGAAAACCGAGGTGTTAATATTGTAGGAGGCATCATTTGAGTAGGTGAATGCGGAACAACAAAAATAGAATCCGATGTGATATTATTAAAAGAAATATCAATTGGTTGTAAAGAAACAGAAGTTGTAGTCGCATTAGTAGAGTTATTTAATATGCTTTCTAAATAATGAATATACCCTCGTGTGTCATTCATCATATTACGTTCTGACTCTACATCTATATCATTCTCATTATTATCATTCTCTGTATAAACATCGTGATCTATACAGCAATACATTTTTAGAGCAAATCCTAAGAAAGAACCTATACCTATTCCAGTTAATAATATATACAATTCTGTCATATTATACAATTTATATTATAAAAAGAATCAAACAAAATAATATAATATTTATTTAATGTTATATTATTTATTTATTTATTTGCACAATTAGGTCTCCAGTTAGGGTCCATAGCATTTGTATTACACGAGTTCATCAAACCCTTATTATGTAATTTATCTAAAGGAGTGTTCGAACCAACTCTTTGCATTTTAGGGTCAAACCCTGGATTAGAATTTGTGTTATATGGAGGATCATCCCGACTTGCGTCCAATAATTTAGTAACTTTCTCGTTCATTTTAACGGGAGGAATTCCTCCATGTGGGTCCATAGGACTAGGTCTTATTCTGTAAACACCATTTCCTTGAGGATCATATGTTTTTTGTAAGAACAAAACAGGACAATTAATGCCTTGACTTTTTTGCCATTCGGTAAATTCAACATATTCTTCTAAATTTCTAAATTCAATTGGATTTACTCCAGGAACTTCTGCTTTTTTGGAATTAAATAAATAAATTTTAGAACCTTTTTGAACTAAAACATCAGGACAACTTTCTTGATTTGTCATAGACTCTTTTATAGTTTTACTGTCATACATTGATACAAAATATAATCCTAATATGAAAACTATTATAGTTAATATTAAAGTTTTAGATAACATATATATATATTTTGCATATAAAATAATTATAATCTATTGAAAATATATATGGTAGAAATAATACAATTAGATAATGAGGAAGAAATGGACAATATTCCAACACATATTGTAAATATAAATAATCGCCTAGAAGAAAACAAGGTTATTATTTGTGCAGTATACATGCCCGGGTGCGGTCATTGCGTAACATTAAAACCTATTTGGGATGAAACAATGTCACAATTTGAACAACAACAACAACAACGACCTTTAGATGGAATGATAGCATCAATGAATATGGATATTCCCACACAATTAGATTACAAACAAGAACCTATAAGGGGATTTCCTCATATAATGGCGTTAAAAGGAGGTAAAATGATACAATATGATAAAATGACAAGAACAAAAGAAGATTTAATGAAATTTGTAAAGGAACATATTAAAGGGGCACAACTTAAAGGGACACAACTTAAAGGAAAATCACATATTAAACGAACAATGCGTAAAAGAATGAATAAAACGAAATCAAGGCGCACAAATAAACGCACAACTAAACGTATATCCAAACGAAAAGGCGAACACGCAAGAAAAACAAACAAACTGCGAAGAATGAAACGAATGAAACGAAATAAAAGATAAATATAAACAATCATAACCAATAACAAAATAATTATAGTAAAAATAGAGTTTCGCATCATCTTCGCAAATATCAAGATTTGGATGATGACACAATATTAATCTTAAAAATGCCAAAAATGCTCTTAAAAAATGCCAAAAAATGCTCTTAAAAATGAAAATTGACTTATTTTTTAGTTATTTACTTCTTAGTATCAATCATTGTAGTAACAATAACTAATATCAACTATGTCAACTATCATAATTTCATTCCCTTTTGCCAAGCTAGGTGAGATGGCTTTCAAAAATGCTCGCACATTAGCTGCCAAATCAAAGGCAGAAAAGAAGTTTCGTGTGGTTTTGGCAAAGGAAGCCGCAAATGCAGCAAAGGCACGTGTATTAAATTTAAAGGAAACAGCAAAAAATATTAAAAAGGAGAAAAAGGAAGCTACTGTTTTTGCTAAGGAAAATCGCATATTATTGGCAAATTTGAAAAAGGAGGAAAGCGCAAAGAAGTTTATCGTATTAGCCAAGAAGGTTGAT